TGTTTTTCATCTACCATTATAAAAATTTTTTGATCATCTTCTGTTTTAGGTTTTTTCTTTTTCGTAAGGTATGGACCTGATTTTGCTCTTCTACCTTGTTGCTCCAATCTATTTTCTTCATTAGCCATTATACCATCCTCGTTTTCTTTTTTCTGTTAGACATTATGGCTCCGCAACCTTTGGCCACTTTACCACCGTTACTATAAAATGCTCTGTCGTCCATCATTCCACCACCCATAGCTTTTTTTCTTTTCTTCTTGCCACCTGGTGTGACTTTACCTGAACATACTGCTGATGCATACATGTTCGCGTATGCAGACGGGTAAACTTTGAATTTTCGCTTTGCTGCCGCTTTACCTCTTGGACATAGTTTAGCCATTATACAAACCTCTTTTTACTTTTCATTTTAGCACCTGCAATTCTATCTGCTTGTGTTGGATTAGGATTTTTATCTATTCCTGCTTTTACAGATAGCATTCCAAATTTTGATGCTTTTTTATTTTTAGAAACTCTTGGAGCAAACGCTTCTTTTATTTTTTGTACGTTTGATTTTTTCTTCATCAAACCAGTTCCACGTTTTAGACCGACCCTGCCACCTTTAGCTTTGTTTTCTGTTTTAGCTTTAGGGTTACTTGAACCTGGACCGATAGCATCTTTTTTATCCATAATTTTAGAAATTTTTGAAACTGTAGGCGACACGTTTTTCTTAACAGCAATCTTACCTTCGTCAGTTAAACTTTTTGTATGTTTATCCGTGCCTTTGACAACATCTTCAAAATGTTTTCTTCGCTCTTTTAAATTTTTTTTAACTGTAGGTACAAGCATTTCATATGCAAACTTTCCAGTTTTAAAATATTTATTTGCCATTATTTTTTGCCTCCGTTTCTAAAAATCTGTGTACCCTTTATACCATAAATCGACGCCACGACAAGGATCCACAAATTTGTGAACCATGACGGGAGCTGCGAGAACATATCGAAGAATAATTTTACCTTGTCCATCGCTGTTGGGTCATCCGATATAACTGCCCAGGCGAGCACCAACACGGGCAAACTGAGAATTATCAAAACTGCTTCGTCTTTCCAGTCTGATTGTCTAGCTTCCAAAAGTTTTCCCTGGTAAGCTTCGTCACCTCGGGCCATACGTTCAGCATGCATTAATTGTGCATCTGACATTGCCATTTTTGTCTTCTGCTTGTTAGCGTAAATCTTACTTCCAGCAGAGACGGCTAATTTAATTGCCGATAACCACATAATTAGTAAGCTTTAGAGTTTCTTTTTTTCTCTGCTAACATTCTTTTCTGACCGCCAACTGGCATTTCAGGTTTTCCTGTAGCAATATAGTTAAATGCTTGGTCTGCAGTCGTTTTAGATCTTGGGTCTACCTCGATACTTTGTTCTGCAACTTTAACATCTTTTATTTTGTCTAGTTTTTGCATTTATGCTCCTTTTTTTACTCCTTTTATAACACCTTTGTTCTTAGATGCATAGAATATCTTTTCACCCTTCTTTTTTCCGTACTGTTTCTTCATGGATTTCATAATTTTCTTACCTTTTTTGTTTAATGGCATATTAATCCTCTGTAACTATAGCTGTTTGTTGCACTCCGGTCTTTGCAAGGCTGACTCCAGCACGTAATTTAGCTAAATCTTCGTTCTGTTCCATCTTATCTTCAGCTATTTCTTGTGCTTGCATTAATTTTGCTCTGTTTAAATCTTGTGTTGCCTCATCATTTTGTTTTTTACGTTCATTTTCCATCGCTCGAAGGTCAACTTCACGTGATTTTAACTTTAATAGAGGGTCAGAATCAAATTGAGACGTAATTTGTTTCTCTTCTTTCATGTATTCTTCTGTCATTTCAGCAATTAATACAGCTTTTCTTGCTTCGATTTGATTTGTAAGCATTTGTAACTGTTGTTGAACTTGTGGATCCATAGTTGCCATCTGTTGCATCTGTTGCATTTGCATCATTTGCTCTCTAAACTCAAGTTGAACTTGTTCTTGAGCCATAATTGAAATGTGTTCTAATATATTTTTTTGTATCGCAGCCATAATAGCAGGATTATTTCTAACCATATTAGTTGACATAAAGTTTAAATGCGCTGTGATGTGTGCTCTGTGATCTTGACCAGGGAAAGCTTGAAAAGGTTTTCCTGCCATAGCATTTATATGTTCTAAACTTGGGTCCATTGGCATTGTCGGTGCTGGTGGAGGAAGCACTGCATCAACATCTTTAACTCCAATAGCTTCATACATGTTTCTGTATATCTGATACATGTTGTGTAACTGTGGATTTGATGTTGCGATTTGTAATTGTGTTTGTGCAAGTGTAATTCTTTGCGACATAGAAAATATATTTGGATCTGCAACAGGTATAATATCAACTCTGTCATCAAAATCTGCTTGCTTAATATTTCTTTGTCCACCAACTACTTCGTATGGATACTCTGGTGGTAGATATTGTGACACAACTTTTGATAATAATTTAAATTCTTGTTTCATCGCCGCGTAACATCTTTTATGTATAGCACTCATGACTCTTGAACCACGTTCCAATAAAGCAATTGTAGTTCCAACTGCAGCAGCTTGATTACTATCACCTACTTGCATATCAGCTATCGCTGCAAATCTTTGACCTGCTTGTACAACTATACCTAATAAATTTAATAATGTTTGAGATGGTTCTTTGTATGGTAAAGGAAAGAATGCATCTCTTAGCGATCCACCTGGTGCGTCGACATCCTTAAACTCACCAGGCTGTATTGGAGCCGCTTCATCTCTAACTCTCACTCCTCTTTGTTTAAATCCTGCAGGTAAGTTTGATAAAGTTCCTGCATCTAATAATTGACGGAGAGCCGCCGTTGCCGTACGACTCAATCCGCCAATCATGTGAATGAGTCCAAAGCCATAAAATCCAAGTCCTGGCAGAAATTTGAAATGGACGAAATATTGGATTTTATTTTTCTTTAGATCATCGGGCGCGTAGTTCCTTCTAATAGAAAGAACTCTTCTACTACCTTCTTCGACTGTTACGATGTAAGGTAATTTTATTCCTGTAGGTCCATCAGATCCTTGATCTTCAAAACCTTCTAGGTCTAAGTTTACGTGACACTCTAATAAAGTATACACAGGTTCATTCTTTCCTGTTTTTTTACTTCCTTCTAGCTCACGTTCTTTTTTAGCAAGTTCGTTATTTGTATCAGTTCCTGGAGGACCTAATTCAACATCTCTATAGAAACCATTAACTTGCTGTTTTCTTAATTCGTTTTCAGAAATTTTTACAACATGAATAATCGCTTCCGCATCGTCTAATGAGGTAGCCGTGTACGGAACGATTAATTCATCTGCTGGTATAAATTTTGATACTGCTCTTCCAAGATTTGTATCATAATAAACTTTTTTAAAAGTAGAACCAGCTAATGGTAAATGAAATAACATTGAGTCAAACTCTGCTTCATACTCTTTCATCTGATCCATAATAAGATAATTCATAAAATCTTTTACACGCTGTGACTGTTGTTCTGTCCCAGGATTTTTTAATCCAATAATTTGTGTTCTAACTGGTCCATCAACAGGTAATAATTCTTTGTAAGCTTGTGCTTGAAACTGAGTAACAGCTTCTGCCATTACAGGGTGAGTTGCACCACTAGCTCCTTGAAATGGTTCTGTTCTATTTTCATATTTAAAACCTAAAAGATCTAGCCCTGCAATATAAGATTGCTCCCAATCTTTTCTTGATGATTTATAATCCATGTAATTTTGTGCCATATCGTTTCCGATTGGCTCCAAAATATCGTCTGGTAAAATATCTGCTAAGTTGTCAAAATGTGATTCTGTTCCTGGTACGTTAATTGCACCTGGTTCAAAGTCTAATGTTACTCCACCATCTTCTTCTGGTATAACTTCTACTGGTCCTTTATCTGATACTTCTTCCTGAACACTAACTTCTTGCATCTCTTCTTCTGAAGGGATTTCAAGTTTCGTACGAGTGTTAGGGAGTCCTTTGTCTATTTCTGCCATATAATACTCCTATATCTTCTTAACACGTTTTAATATTCCTGGCAACCCTTCCTCGCCATGAGGTGTGGGTCCAGATTCTGGTGCTGGTCCTGATTTATCTCCACCTGATAAACCTGCTATTCCACCGTCTGCTGCTTGAAAAGGATCTATACTTCTATCACCTGGTTTATAAAAACCACGATCTAACGCTCTCTGTGTTTTTTCCTCTTGAAGTTGTTGTGGTGTTGCTAATGCTTTATCAAACATATCTAAATCAAACATCTGTCCTGATTCTAATTGTGGATTAACTCTTTGGAAAGGTTCCAT